CTCACATAGACCGTGTAAATATCACTCATAGGGCTAACTTATACCGTAAAGATCCTATCTATTATGCTGAGTTTTACAAAGACATTAAAAATGAACACAACAAACCTTGTTGCGATAAATGTTTATATTATTGGGCAACCCATGCCATTAGAGATGGAGTACAATAGTTAGTATGGAAATGATGTTTATAATATTTTTTGCTACCCTCTCATTTTCTTTTGGCATAGCCTATTGGTCAGTATTTGATAAGTTAAAAAAATCAAACATTTTACTTGCAGAACTTTTTATAAAAAATAGAGCACTAGAGGAAATTGCTTCTCAAGTTAAAAATAATATAACACTTTCAGATGATGCAATACATAAAGAAAATTTTATAAAATTTCTTTCTGATTCTAGAGATTGGGCTTTTGAATATATTGAAACATCACAAAAAACTATTAAAGAAGTATCAGAAGAACTTAAAAGTAAAGGTTTGAATGGGTATTCTGAAAAACTTTTAGCACTTTTGCCACCAGCAGTAGGAGATAAATAGCATGAGAGATGTTTTATTATCAACATTAACAGGTTTTGGATGCGGTGCCGTGTTTGCTGCATTCAAATTGCCAGTACCAGCACCACCAGTTTTTGCGGGAGTCGCAGGAATTATTGGGCTGTGGATTGGTTTTACAATACTAACACAAATTATATCCTAGGAGGAATAATGAATAACTTACTAAATGATAAGACAAAGGCAATGCTAGCATCATACGGACGATCTGTTCTTGGTTCAGTAATTGCACTTTATATGGCTGGCGTAACAGATCCAAAAGATTTATGGGCTGCATTAGTTGCTGCTCTAGCGCCCGTCGCATTAAGAGCGCTTAATCCTAATGACAAGGCGTTTGGCGTATTGCCAGACACTGGTGCTGTTTCAGATGCACTTAGCAAGATTGTACCTGCTAAAAAGGCTCCAGCAAAAAAGGCTGCTAAGAAAAAGTAGTTTGTTTTTAATAAGGAGGGCAAACTTAAAAACTTGCCCTCTTTATTTTTTATAACTGGGTAATTATGGACTTTGTATACATATGTAAAGAAGGCGTTAACGAAGAGTTAAAGTATTCTATTAGATCTGTCGTTGAAAGTTTTCCAGACTCAAATATATGGGTTGTTGGTGGTAAGCCTGATTGGTACATAGGAAACTATATTGAGGTTCATCAGGTATATACTAAGTATAAAAATGCTGTAGAGAATTTAAAAATGATCTGTTCTTCACCACAAATATCTAATGAATTTGTTTTGATGAATGACGATTTTTATATTATTAAAAAAATAGATAGCATAAACACTTTTCATGGCGGATATCTATTAAATAAAATAAACTTATATCAAAAACTAAATGGTAATTCTAACTATACTAGAAAACTTAATGCCACATACAAAAGATTAAAAGCCATTGGAATTGATGATCCACTAGACTATGAACTGCACGTACCTATGATTATGGAGAAACAAAAATTGCAAGATGTGTTAGATAAAAATGACCAGTTTTTATGGAGATCCATGTATGGAAATATATTTAAGGTTGGTGGGTCAGAGATGCAAGATGTTAAGGTTTATACTAGAGGTCCTTTAGTTTTTAAGTCTTATAATTTAGATATAGATAATCACACATATTTATCTAGCGCAGATAGTTCTTTTGATATTATTTGGAATAACATACTTAAGATTCAGTTTAAACAAAAAACTAAATTTGAGAGATAAGTTCTAAATATTTTTCTTTTAAAATAACTGGAGAAAAGTTTGCAACTCCAATATTATATGCTTGTTCTTTATAAGATACCTTATCTTTAATATTAATATAGTCATCAATTGTTTTTGCTAAAGCCATCGGATCTGCTTCAAACAATTCAAGTCTAACCTTAGTTCTAATTGTTCCGATTGAATCGCTTTTGACCAACCACTCTGAAGGTAAAATATAATTATTGGGAGATATGTTAGTCATAAAAACTGGCAGGGCACTTAATAGGGCTTCATTCATTGGCAAACATAATCCAGCATAGCGTCTTGGCAATACCATAGCGTCAAAACTATTATACATATCTTCCCTATTGTCTGGATTGCCTACTTCAATCTTAAGCCTTGAATCCTTAATATTTGTCTCTATTTCACTTTGACTTCTAATTACTAACTCATAATCTGCTTTAGAATACTTAAGCATATTAATTACAGTCTCAGTACCGTTTCTATCTTTTGCTGCTTTTTTACCAGCAATGTGTAATATTCTGTTATGTGATTTAGATAAATTGTTTTCTTTTACTTTACTAAATAATTCCTCATTTGTTGGTGGTGGAAGATGGATAACTTTGGTTTGACCACCAAACATTTTTTTTATATGTTCAATTTGCCATACACTTGGAGATAAAAGTACTGTTGGTAGTGGTAGATTAGGGTTTGATAAATGACCAAATAGTTCATAGTTATATTGAAGTATGGTTTTTACATTTCTTTTGTTTGCAAAATTTATAAAGTTTTGATCATAAAATGTTTCACAACTTAATACAACATCTACATCCCCTAAAAACATTTTAATCTGTTGAATAGATGGAAAACCATTACTTCTAATGCAACTATATTTTTCATACCATTCTGGATGCTGCTTATTTTTATTAAATGATGTAGAGTCAATTAAAAGAATCTTATCTGGATTAAGCATATTAACCAATTCTTTAGTCTGATTGCCAAGTCCAGTATTGTCAGATCTTGCTATAATTCCCAGTCTCACTCTATTGACCTTAAAATATCTTTATCATCTTTAAATAACTCAGACTGACTTAATATTTTTTTTGCATCTTCAATACTCGTATATGACCAAAACTCATCATCTTGGGTAAACTTTCTAGTGCTTTGTCTTCCATCTAAATGTAAAACCCTGCTTACGTTTTGACCATTATCTGGGTAATAAATAAACATCTTATGCGCTTCCCAGTTTCTAATTTTAAAAACATATGGAGTATCTACAATTCTTTCTTCGTTTGGCAAGTACTCACAATCAGTTTGAGCCTTTCCATAAAACTCATCTTCAATATAATTTCTTTCACCAATATTTGGCAAAATAATATTCTTATAGTAACTAGTAAAACTTAAATGTGGATTTTGACTCCACTGAACAGTCTTTATAAAGATATCTTCTTGACCACACATCATATGAACATGTTCTTGTGGCATCTCTTCTCTTAAATAAAACCTTATTGTGTTTGCCTTGTTATATTCAAACATATCCAAACATTTATTCCAGTCAATATCTCTATCGGTTCTTAATGGTAAATCTCCTTCAATATAAAGAATTAGTGGTGTTTGAACCAAGTTAATAGTTTTTTTCATCATAGTGCTCTGATGGCTATGTTCATCAAATATAATTGGTAATACATTTTTCCATTCGTGTAAGCATTTCCATAAAACTCTATTTTTATATTCGTCATAGTCTTTTTTATAGTTTGATTGCTCTGATCTTATTCCATCTATTTGTAATATTATCTCACTGTCTGGAAAATGAAATCTTGTATTGTTTATAGTTGTTTCTATAACCTTTGTACTGGGATGGCTAGGAATATAAGATGTTGGAACAATAATTGTTACATCAGACTTTTGCATTTACTTGCCTCATAATCTCAATTGATAAATCTCTTTTATATTTTATCCACCAACAGACAGTTTTATGCATATTGCTCATATATGTTTCTAATAAGTTTGGTAATAATTCTGACAGGTGATTCCAGTTTTCAAGAGTTTTTATTGGATGAATATCTCCAAAAACAAAATTATAAAAATCTGGATTTATACCCTTTGAATCTATTCTATCACCTATTGGCAAACAAAGTGTTTCAATTGCCTCATAAAATCTAAAAGAATCTATTACTTCAGCCCCGCTTGGACAAGGAACAATTTTTGATAAACTCATCTTGTCGTAATAATTTTTGGGTTTTAATCCTTCAGCAAATCCATTAGTTGGATTATAAAAAGAATTTTCTATTTGAGGCATAACGTTTGCAAGTTCTTGTCTTCTTTGATGTGTTATTTGACCAGAAAAAAACACATCGTAAGATTTGTTTTGATATTGTGGCAAGTTTTTAGAAAAATGTTGTGGTACACCAAGCGCTAACTTATTATATTTTATATGTTTTTTATGAGGATATTGTACCCAAATCTCAATATTATTATGATTTATTTTATCAACATTGAACGTAGCAGATTCATCTCCAGTGATAAATAGAACTACTCTTTTTATTTTATTTAATTCATTTGATATCTGTTCTTCATAATCAATGTTTTGTGGGCCAGGAATTACGACAAAGGCTTTTTCTATTTCTGGCAGTTCTGTTGTTTTGATTTGTTTAATTTTATTTTTATTAAAGATTTCTTTTAATAATCCATAATCCCATTTGTCGGAAGCACAATCTTCTTCTTTAACAGAATATAAAAATGCTTTTACTTCATTCATTTTTTTGTACCATCCTGCATAAATTCAGAAGAGTCGCAGGCAGCACAACTATCAACCTGAAGATCCCCACTTACAGACATCGTCTTAAAATTATTACCACATTTACATTCAACTTTTACTTCAAAAAAGACTTGTTTGTCTTTTTTAGATTCATTATTTATCCACTGATTGTAATAGTCATTAGTAAAATATTTTAAACCATTTTCTGGATTATTGAAAGGGTAAAAGTAAGAGTTGTATGGGTCTTCATTAGTTGACGGATACCTACCCCATTTTTTATTATAGTATTCTTTTGTTTCTCCCATGTTTGGATCAACACCACCAAGTTTATGGCTATGCCCCATTATTGTATCTTTAATATCAATCTTAACTTTTTTCCATGTAGTTTTTTCTTCTTTTATTTTTTTCCAATGATCATTATAATCTAATAAAAATGCTCTTTGTATTCTCATACTATAATCTAAATCTTCATATCCATATGGCGTAAAGTTTGTATCCCAAAATCCAACCTTATCAATTAATGTTTTATGAAAAGCAATAAAGTGCCATCCAAAAACTCCAAGGGCCTCAATAATTACATAGTCGGTATTTTCTAATATTTCTATAAAGTCTAAGCCACCAGGTTCTCCAAAACGAACTGCAGCACTCATAACTATATACCAGTCTGCATCTTCATCATACATTTTTTGAATTCCTAAATTATGACTTGCAGCAAACCCTATATTGTTTTCAGTATTATCAATTTCAAAAACATTTTCTAACTTACAAGTTTCCATAAGTTCATCTTTAAAAGATTTAATTCTATAAGGAAGACCAACTACATATTTCATTTGTTAAATATATCTTGATTTACCCAAGTTTTTGGAGTTAGGTTATTTTGAATTTCAACTGGTATATTAAAATTAAATGGCCCAGTTCCTCTTTGTTTTACCCATTCAATCATTGATGTTAATATTTCTTTTAATTCATACTTTGTTTCATATCCAAGCAATTTTCTTGCTTTATCAGCAGAACAATGTGCTAATCTTACTTCAGAAGGTCTTGCATCTAAGTAAATTGGATCTAAGTCAAATCCAATAATAGAGGCTATTTCTTTTGCTAACTCATTAATAGTTATAAAATTATCATCTGGACCAATATTAATTACTTCTCCATTGGCGACATCAGAAAAAATAACTTTGTGAAATGGATCAATGATATCTCTCATATCAGAAAAACATCTTTTTTGATTACCATCTCCATAAATAATTGGCTGTTTTCCTTGAAGCATTCTATTAATCATAATGCCAGCAACATTTCTAAATGGATCAGTATAGTTCTGTCCACTACCCACAACATTATGTGGTACAAGAATAACAAACTCCATACCATGAGTTTTTGAAAGATTTTTTAACGTTAATTCAAAAGCATGCTTTGCAATTCCATAAGGATCTTGTGGTTTAGGCGTCATGTTTTCTGTAAATGGCAAGGTATCTTGTGTTCCGTACCTAGCCATGCTTGATGTAAATATAAACTTTTTTACACCAGCCTGAATTGCACAACTTAATACATTCATAGAATTTCCATATGTATTGTCTGTTATAAACTTAGGAGAAAATACAGAAAGACCCTCATGGGCAGTACATGCTGCATGGACTACAACTTCAATATCTTTAAAATCTTCTTTTGTTAAATCATTACAATCTTTTTTTATAAAGTTAATTTCAGATGGAATGTTATCTACATACCCACCAATTAAACTATCAATGCCAGTAATGCTATGATCGGAAAGACTTCTTGCAAGGTTGCTTCCTAAAAGACCAGCGACCCCAGTAATTAATATATTCATGGTTCTCCCCATTTACTCTTATAATATTATAGCATGATAATGTTTATGCTAAAATGGTTAAATGAATGAAATGTTGGTTATAGTGCCATCCAGAGGAAGACCAAAAAATCAGGAAAGATTTTTAGAATATTTTTTTAAAAATTCCGTTATTAGTGATTTATGTTTTGTATTAGATACTGACGATGAGTCTAACTATCCCAGATTTGATAAGGTTATTTATGAACTATTAGAGCCCTTAATGTTAAACGAAAAGTTAAACATTATCTCAAGCAAATATTGTAATGATTATAAATTTATTGCTTTTATAGGAGATGACCACTTGTTAAAAACTTATGCCTGGGATAAAACATTAACTAAACCGTTATTAGATAGGATTGGAATATCCTATGGAAATGATCTTTATAAAAAAGAAGAACTTCCAACATGTGCAGTCTTAAGTTCTAGTATTATTAAACATCTTGGGTATATGGCTCCGCCAGAGTTAAAACATTCATACATTGATAAGTTTTGGCTAGATCTTGGGCTTGCAGTTAATAACTTAAACTATTTTGAAGATGTAGTTTGGGAACACATACATCCAGATAATAAAAAAACAGAAGTTGATGAAACATATTTACGTGGATGGTCTAGCCAGTCACAAGATAAAGAAAATTATTTGCTTTATAAACAAAACAAGTTTAGTAATGACGTTATAAAACTAACTAATGTTTAATTCTTTTAATATAGTTGCCCATCTATGAACATATGTATGTTCTTTTTTAGTTCTTTCATGTCCATTAAGTCTTATTGATTCTCTTGATACTCCGTCTAATAAATATCTATCTATTTTATTTTTTAGATCTTCAAGATTACCGTGTTCATAAAATACAATTTCAATCTCATCTTTAAAATATTCTTCAAGTCCTTTAATACGAGGGTAGATAGTAAAACCACCACGACCAGTGCTTTCAAACAACCTATCGCTAGTGTAGTATGGATAGTTAAAGTTTATGTTAAGACTATCACCTATTGCTACTTTGCTTTTTGCATATATACGATTAAGCGCATCTCCACGAACTGTGCCAGTGTCTCCATCGCCACCAACATGTAGAAATCTTTTGCCGTATGTTTTTCGTAAGAAATCTATTAGTTGTGGACGGTATTTATGTTCAGGATGATAACCCTTACTACCAACAAAGATAATATCGTTTTCAAAGTTATGTGGATCATAGTCTTCATGGACATAACACTCTTTATCATATACACCAGCAGGCAAGAAGTGTCCTTTAACCTGTGTGTTTTCATTAAACCAATCACACATTAACTTATCTGTAGCAAAAAAATGACCTATGCTTGTATAAAAATCATCACCCTTTAAATCTTTTTCACGCTCAATGCCAAACCATAAATCTAAATGATAGGTCATAGTTGGTACGCCAGCAGCCTTTAATTCTTTTAATACATCTGTCATTGTTCTAGATCCTGGGGTTTGCCATCTATGTGTGTGTACCCATATGAATAGATCAGACTTTAATGCTGCATTTAATATTTCTGTGCTGCCTGCTTTTTTTTCTTGCAATTTTTCAACGGTATGCCCAAGAGATTCTAAAGACTTAGCATGATGATTCTCACTACTATAAGGCACTTCAAAGTTGCCAAGAAATACTATGTTAGCCAAGATTACCCCTTTGTTTATATCAGTATACACTATCTAATGTTTATATAAAAATTCAATCAATTTTTCATATTTTCCCATTGTTCCACAGTCAAAATATCTACCGCCAACAATTAAGCCTTTTACTATTAGTCCAGAATTTGCTGCTGGCATAATAGAAAACCCAATATGCTCATCTTCTTTTTTTATATGCTTTATTATTTGATTATCAAACTTTATTAATCCCCAAAAAACTGGATATTTACAGTCAATATCTTTATCTTTTACATCAGCAACTGTGTTATCACCTCTAAGTAAAACTTGACCAAGGGTTCCAAATTGATCCTTTTTTATATCCCATAGTGCAAGTAACATATTTGAATTATCTATATTTTTAATTAAAATCTCATAAGGGTTTTCTCCAACAGTGTAAGTATCTGGCATACCCAAGATATATTGGTCTGATGGAAATGATTCAACTGCTCTTAATATGCTTTCAGACATGGTTTTAGTTTCAACAACTAAAATACTTATTTTTTCATTTTGTGCTAAATGTCTAAAAAATATTGCATTTTCTGGTTTTGTAATTATAACAACTCTTTCACAAAATTTTAATTGATTTTCTATATGCCAAGATATTAATGTTTTTTCTGTTTTAAAAATTGGTAAAAGAAATTTAGGAATTTCTAACATTCTTTTTGCATCTCCAGCAGCAGGAATTAAACCAATCATATTATGCTACCTTTTCTTTTTTTAATATATCCATAATTAAATCTATATTTACATCTTCAGTCCATGAGTTTTGTGCAAAAATTCTTATAAATTTATGGCCTAGTGCATTTGCTAAAAGTTCAAAAGCATCGTTACTGACCATTGGTCTAGCGCATATTTCAATAATTAAACTTCCCTTATCCATCCAGATCATATTGGTTAATCCAGCACCCCATTGACCAATTAATACTTTTAAATTAGAATAAATTTGAATAGCATCTTCTGGATTGGTATCTGATGTATCAATTAATTCAGAATTATAAAAATTAGAAATAGCGCTGTGTAATTCGTTAATATTTTTAATTGAACGCACTGGCATATCTTTTATTTTTGGTATTTCTATTTTTTTAAAATCAAAATTATTGTTTCTATTTAAAATTCCAATATTATTTTTATTGTTATTTGTTGGTAAATTATATATATTTTTTAAAAATTTTATGGTTTCTTGAAATTCATCATTAACAAATTTATCAGAGTTGTCCCAATAATCAAAAACAATACTTGGCATACCAATTAAATAATATTTTAAAATTAAACCTGAACTTTTTATAGTAATTGGATACATTTTTTGTAAAGATTCTAACCAAGGAGTCATTGGTCCACATTCTCTAACTACAAACATGGTGTCATCATATTTTTGTTTTCTTAATTCGTTTGCTATTGGAATAAAATATCCAGTCCAAAAATAATATGGATGCTCTAATGATTGTGTGTGTTTTGCAACTAAAAGTTTATTATAACGCATAAAATATCCAAATTTGATTTAAATTTCATTCTGTCCTCTGGCAATTGCAGCAGATATTTGAAATGCTTTGGTTGTACGACGGGATTTATTTAAACCTTTTACTTTCCATAAATCACTGGTGCCCTCAATATCTTGAGCAATTTGTTCACGTATCTCTTTAACTGTTTCTACAATGAAATGCCAAATCTGTTCTTTTTGTTCATCTGTTACTTGCTCTGTCCAGTTAGACATTTATTTCTCCTTAACAACATTCATTAATACATTTTTTTTAGTTCTTAGTGTTAATTCTGCAGATGCTTTTGGAAAACCTGAATCTAATAATAATTTCATTTTATTTGCTGTTTCAAGAAGTATTATTTTTGCTTCCATTATTGCAAATTGATCACCTATACATCTTCGTGATCCAAGACTAAATGGAAAGTATGATCCATTTGGCAATTGTTTTTCAAGTCCATCATACCATCTTTCTGGAATAAATTCTTCTGGTTGATAAAAATAATTTAAATCTCTATGTGTTACATAAGAACTTATTAATACGGTTGTTCCTTTTTTTAAAAAAAATCCATCAATTTCCACATCTTTAATTGTTCTTCTGGTGTTTGACCATACTGGTGGACAAAGCCTTAATGACTCATTAATGATTGAGGTTGCTATCTTTGAATTTAATATTTTTTGTCCAAACTCAGGAGTATTTTCATACTTAAATATTTCCTTAGATTCCTCTTTTAATAAATTCCAAAGATCTGGCCTATTAGATAAATAAGAAAATGCCCACATTACTGAGTTTGAAGTGGTTTCGTGGCCAGCAGTAATCATTGTCAATGTTTCATCATATGCATCTTGTTTTTTAATTTTTTTATTTTTAACTGCTAAGTTTAATGCTTCAACTAATTTTGTTAGATTATGTTTTTTATCTTTTACTTTATTTTCAAAAATTTCTTTTGCAATAGCCCTTAAAATTTTAGTAGATTTTGTATATCTGTTAAAATATGGAATATTATATTTTCTTAATTTATTTAGTTTAAATGGTAAAAGTTGTGTAGTGCCTAGAGTAACCATGTCCATATTTTTTTTAACCTTTTCAGTATCTTTGGAAAGGTCTGAATTAAATAAAACTTTTGTTGTAATATCAAAAGTAAGAGACATAACCTCTAAATTTATGTTTACCTTATCATTATTTAACCATTTTTCTGTATATGTTCTTGTTATATCTAACATTTCTTGCGAATAACTTAATATATTTTTTGAATGAAATGAAGGAGATACAATTCTTTTATGCTCCATATGTATTGGCTCTTCACTTGTAATTAATCCATCACCAAGCAGTTCTTTTAATTTAACGGTTGGGCCAACTTTTATAAAGTTTTCATGTTTAGTTACTGTAATTTCATTTACTGCTTTGGGAGAAAAGAAACAAACAATTGGTTTTTTGTTATATAAAAAAGAAAATACATCTCCATATTTATTTTTATTATTTAATAAAAACAATGGTGGATTTTTTTTGAAAGATAAAAATAAAAGTTTTGATCTAGGACCATTGGGTAACATTAGTCTGGCTCCTTTTCAAAAATTTTTAATGTATTTGAATTATTTAAACAATAGTTACAGTCTTCATTTACCAATTTATTGCCACAAGTAATACAAAAATTATTAAATTTCATATATGCTTAAGTCTTCATCATATGGTCCATTATGTTTCATAGATGACCAAGTTTCTAATGTAGTTTTTGCAAATTTTTGTTTATTTTTTTTAATCCATTTGGCTAAATCAAGCCTTATTAATTCGCTTTTATGTCTATAAAAGTGATATCCATCTGGTGTATCTATGCCAGTTATTCTAGTTAATGAACCAAAAGTTTCTAACCCAATACTAAATGGCTCTAAAATATTATTATCTATGCATTTTTCTTTTAGTTTTGTAGTAAAATCCATCCAATTTTTTGTTCTTTGTTCATTTGGAATTTTTGGTAGTAATTTTTTTAATGCCCCATGAGTAACTTCTGCAAGACCAGAGACCTCAATATAAAAAACATTTGGTGTAATTTTTTTAAAAAAGTTTTGTGTAGAATTAAAATAATTATCAACCACTATTGATGCATCATTGTCTGGGGAAAATTGTTGCTCTACATCCATTCCACCATAATATAAAAATACTAATGACTCTTCATCAATTTTTGTTGGTAAAATATTTATCATTGAGTCTAAAAATGTATGGTCTTTATAAGTTTTTGCTGCGGGTGCTCCAATTTGCCAACAGAAGGTAAAATCTAAATCATCAATTATAATTTTTTTATAATCTTCATGTTTAACCCTTTTCCCATCCCATATATCCTGTAAGTCTGGAATTTGAGCACTTGCTATGTCGGCGGTACAAGAGTCTCCAAAAATAAATACTTTTTTACGCATATTTATATTGTATCATAAGGGTTTAATGTTGCTTTAAGTGTCTTGCTAACGTATTATGACCAAATATGCCCCATCTAAGTTCAATTTCTTTACTACAGTTTGGGCAAATAACATATCTTTTTAAATTATTCATCGTTATTCTATTATACTGTTTGGGTTGCTTAATTGTCAAGAATAGTATATAATATAATTATATGAGTTTTAAACTTAAAAGCATAATCTGGGTGCAATCCACCTTGATCGTAATTCTTGCAACCGTCTTGCTTTTTATGGGAGGGGATTTAAAACAATCTCGCAAGATGACCTTAGATCAATCTAATTATTGTATTCGTTATACCAGTGACATTATTGCAAGCAGCCGTCTTGATTTAATAAGAGAACAAGATGCCCATAGTCGGACGGTAGATAAAGCAAACTCCGTAATAGATGACATTATAAATAGATATAACTCACTTGCGGCACGGTATAACAAAAGCACTGGTGGAACAAACTACGATCCACTTAACACATACTCATATAGGATAAGACCTTGATATGTGCCCTAACTGTAATTCTACATTAATCCCAATAATCTATGGCTATGTTAATCCCAAGTATGTGGATATGCATAAGCAAGGTTTGATATTGTTAGTATCTAAAACTTATCATACCAAACAAGATCCCAACTGGCACTGTGGGGTTTGTATAGAGTCTTTTAACCTTTAATCAGCGGTACTGAGTCAATAAGAGTCACCTTACGACTACTTACATACCCACCATTCTTTTCTAATGTTTCTGCTGCTTTTGGCTCTGAGTCGGATAGTAAATGAATAATCATTTCTACTTTGTAGGTATAGCAAACTGTATCTTCTTCCATACCTATAAGTGTATCACGTTTTGAGTTCGGCGCAAAATAGAACTAACAAACCTCAATATGCCCTAAGAGGGCAATAGCGGTTAATATCTCTTACTCCGCCTGCCTCAAAAATGGTTGTGACCAAAGTTCTATTAAAGACTCATCGCCTATGTCATCAAAGTAGTAACGGTTTTTGGTTTGGCTATATGTCCAGCCTTTCCAAATACCCTCGTCATCCCAAGTCAAGTTATTTTCCATTGTTCATCCTTATCTTATTTTTGGGAAACCCTAAATAATATTTAAAGTTCTTCCCTTCTTTGGTTCGCATCTCTGTTACATACCTGTGACAGTTAGAACAGATGATCTGACATTTTAAAATCTCACTCTGAATTTCTTCTATTGACCTATCTCGTAAGCCACTGCTACTAAGGTTAAAGGATTTCTTGTATTGAGGAAGGTGGTCAAAATCAAGGGTATACCAAGGATACTCAACCTTACAACCTGGACAGGTACTATTTAACTCTTTAATATCTTTAAGGTATTGTCTCTTTGAACTCCGCCTGCTTTTGATCCTTGCTCGTCTTATATCCTTGTTGCGTTGATGCCAAAGCGCTTTGTACTCAGCGTTTTTCTTTGGATCTGAATATGGCATCAAACCATTCTACCAGAATTTGGCGGGAATA